TTTTTTGTATTTCTCTTTCATTACCTTGGGTTTAGTTTAAACTAAAATAGCCCCCATTAAGGGAGCTATTAAGTAGAAGTTAAAATGAAGATTTAATCTTCATCTTCATCGTCAGTGGAAGCCTTCTTAGAAGATTTTTTCTTCTCAGTCTTAACCTTCTTAGATTTCTTCATAGAAGGTTCTGCTGGAGCATCTTCTATTTTAGATTTCTTTGACTTCTTCTCAGTTTTCTCAGCTTTCTCTTTCTTAGCTGCTTTCTCTTTCTTTATTGGTGGGTATTTAGCAGGGTCAGCTAAATAATCATCTACTGAAACTCCTGCAGCCTTAGCCTTGCTTCTTGTAGTTGATCTGAATTTCTTACGATCATCAACACTTTCAACTTCAGCCGGGTATACATATTTTGTATTACGTGAAGCATTGGATTTCACTTTAACACTTTTAAGCATTCCTTGAATCTCCTTCTTCTTGTCCTCAAGTGTCGAGATAGAGGCTTTGATTTTTTTGTAAGCAGAAGAGATCTTCTTATCCGAGTTCTTGGAATGATCTTCTGTCTTTTTAAGGTTTTTCTCTTTTAAGAAATCCCTCATTTCATTTCGAGCCTCTTTTAAAGCAGATGAAACTTTGTTCAATTCTTCTTTAGCCTCATTCTTTTCCTCTTTTACCGGAGCAACTTTCTCCTGGTTTTCAGTAGCATCTTTAGCTTTCTCAGCTTTTGCAACTTTCTCTTTTTTCTTTGTTTTCTTAACCATAACTATTTTAATTGTTTAATATTAATTATTTCCCTTGTTGGAAGTTCTTTGAATGATATAGTAGTATTATCGAAAATAAACTCGGAATTTTCAGAAAAAACTTTAAAATATTTCTTAGCTTCATCCAGTTCGGTATTAACTAATAGTAAGCTAAAATCTTCATATTTATTAAAAACATTATCCAATTTGGGTTTTTCATAATATTTTCCTGTGATTTCTACTACTAACCCCTTTCCAAACTCCCTTAAAATTTTTTTATGATATTCCAATTTATTTTTTAATAGTTCAAGTTTATGTCTTTCCTCAGGCAATACCTGAATGAGTTTGTAAACATATTTTTTGTAGGATTCATACTGAGCTTGAGCTTCAGTGAAATTAATCCATAAGTATTTAAAGCTCTTTTCCATGTTTGTTTAAATAACGGGTATTATAATTATAAAGTCTTTCTCCTATCTTATTAATTCCTCTAAGAGTTTTAATCTTCCCTTGTAGGTGGTCATAATAGAAATCTAGTCTAAGATTCATAAGTTTTAGAATAAGATCATCATAATAGTTTTCCATCTCACTAGAAAGTATTTGTCTTGCATCTTCTTTAGGGGCTTTCTTTCCTTGTTTTTTTAGTTTCCTTCTAATTTTTCTAGCATCCGTTCGTAGTTGTTCTGATCTTATTACGAGGCAAATATGTAATGTAGATAATATATAGTTAATAATCTCACCTGTAAATAAAGCATAGGGTTTAATAGATACAACATTAATAACTTTTGTGGGTTCTATGTTATAAGAATCTATTGTTTCGGATAAATAAAATCTACAAGGTATAATTCTTAATTCTTGAATTATTTTTTTAACAACCTTAATAGATACTGCAGGTGGGATAATTACCGAATGAACTATGAGTTCTCTTTCTTGGGGCTTAGATAAGAAATGTCTAGTATAAAGAGGGCTTATGGATTCGATCTTTTCCAATAATACCCCCTTTACTTTATTTGGGTCAGCCCGATCAGTGAAGGGCTTTAGATTCTTTTTTAATTCGAGTAATCTTTTTCTATGAAAGTTCATGTATCACATCTCTAGCTTCCTTGTGAAAGAACTCAGCATCACTAAGGATAAGTTTTTGAATCTCAATTTGTTCTGTAAGCTTTTCATCTTTAGGAAAATCTACTTGGGCTAAAAGTAAATCCTTTAAATGAGCCTTAGCATTTCTTAGGTAAATCTCCATTATTACATATAATGAGGAGGCTTGAGTAAGGGTAATGTTAAAGTCAATAGATTCTTCATCTATTTCTTTTTTGGGTATTCCATCTTTCCCTTCTTGAATAAAGCTTCTATTCGGTTTAGACTCAAGTCCATTTCTTTGTGGCTCTTTCCTATCCATTGTTCTAATTCTTCTTTAGTGGTACAAATAACTGTTGGAGCAGGCTCTGATGCGATTATTGTCATTGAAAGCTTGCCATCTAATAATATTTTAAGGGTAGTATTATTAACCCCAAGTTCTCTAGCCTCTTTAAGTTTAGAGGCATCTACCGATTTAAACTCCTCGGTCATTAAAGTATTAGTTATTAAAAACCAAACCCCTTGTTTAGATTTAGGATGTGGTCCTGAAAAGACTACCGATAACTTTTTAATTGAGGCATCAATCGGATTTAATAAAAATATTTCTTCGCCCTCTTTTACATCTTGGAATTTCTTCATAGCTCAACGGTCATTACATTTCCCTCGGGGTTATTCCCTTTACCCTCTAATTCATTTTTAATATCATCCTGAATTTTTAAGATCATATAAAGCCTTTTAGCCGAATGACCTTTGGGGTCTTGGATGTGTCCTCTATTAACGTGGACTAGATACTCGCCCAAAAATAAGTATAATTGATTTAATTTAGCAGGTGTCATTTGAATTAAGTTTATAAAAAAAGCCCGAGTAATAATAACCCAGGCTTAATTTTTAGGTTTATGAAATTTATTTCTTCTTCTTCTTAGCAGGTTCTGCTGCTTTCTTTTTAGCAGGTGCTGCTTTCTTTTTCTTTACAGGCTCGGGCTCATCATCTTCCTCGTCCTCGTCATCCCAGTCCTCGTCGTCATCATCAGCGTCCTCATCATCTTCATCCTCATCCTCTTCTTCATCTTCATCCTCATCGTCCTCGTCATCGTCATCGTCATCTTCATCGTCCTCATCTTCTTCCTCCTCGTCCTCGTCCTCGTCTTCTTCCTCGTCCTCGTCCTCATCTTCTTCTTCCTCGTCTTCCTCTCCATCGTCCTCGTCTTCTTCTTCTTCTTCCTCGGCTTCTTCTTCCTCGGCTTCTTCTTCAGTATCTTCAGCAAGAACTACGATTTGTTCTAAGTCCGCAAGGTCTACAACTACTTGGACGATTATAAAAGTTCCATCAGTAAAGATGATCTTTTTGGCACCTGTGGATAGATCAACTATCTCTGAAATCTCCTTACCTATCAAAAGGTTTTTCTTTTTTCTTCCCATTTTATATTATTGTTTATTTATCTAAAAATAGTTTAAGTTTAATAATGAATCAAGTATTATTGCAAATATTTGAAAATTAAATGAGTTTCCAATTCATTCTCTGAAGCCAACAAAGTGTTTCGGGTTAATTCTTTGCTGTGTTCATTAAAGTCAGATAATTCCTTTGAGATTTTAGGTATATCTTGTGAAGAGAATGTTGCTATATTCTCGGAGCGCTGAAAAACCTTTTCAACATCTCTTATCTCCATTGAGACCTCACCCGAAGAATCTCTCTTTAATTTTACGGGTACTTTGTAATAATTAATCTTAGCCATAATAATATAAATTTAAGATTGTTTTTTATTTATCCTTATTCTTTGAATAGTTTTCCAAGTTTTCTTGTTCTTTCTTTAGCCTGTTTCTTTGAATATCTCTCCAAGTTTTCTTTTTTCTTCTGTTCCATCTATCGTCAGGATAGACATATTTTGGTATATTTAAGCAAGGGCTCCAATGATTTTTAAATTCCCATCTATTATAACTCCACTTTACTCTTTTCTTAAGTGTTAGCCCATGCTTTATAATGTTCTTACCACTGATTGGGTGAAAGTTTATTAAATCATATTTAAGGTAAATATCTATAACCTTAGTAGCCTCTGAAAGTGTATAGAAGAAATTCCTATACACCTCAGGCTCTAATGGTTTTCTAAAATCCAATATATAGAATTTATTGGGTTCTATTATATTAGTCGTGTTTTCTATATTCATCTAAGGCTCTTTTCATCCAAATTTTAACTGATTTATCTTTAGCCTCAGGAAATTTAGATTGCACTTTATTATATAATTGCATGGAAAACTTTTTAAGTATTTCCTTGTTAGTATATTTCTCTTTGTATTTCTCCAATAGAGATTTACCCAATTCATAGGTGTAATCTTTCTTAGTTCCTTTAAATAAGCCCAAGCTATTTCTTTCTTTCTTTTCCTTCTTTTTATTGGGAACTTCCGCTTTTTTAAGAGCCCTAGTCTTTACTATTGGATTATCTTGTTCATCCATAGTAGAGAATTTTCTAAAGTTTCTTAATGGGTCATCCTCAGGGTAGCCCCTATCTCCTAATAGATTATACATCCAAATGTCATAATCCTCTAGCAATTCCCTGTCGGGTTTTTCATCCCAATTCTTTATTAACCAGGAGGATAGCATACCGATGTCGAATTGTCCTAGGTCAGTAAATTCCAAACTTCTCATGATGCAGGCAGCCTGTAAATCATGTAGTCTCATTTTTGAAATTTTATTAAGAACCTGTCTTAATTTCTTCTCATTCCCATTAAATAGAATCTGTCTCATTGTCTTTGATTATTTGATTTATCCAAATATAGAAATAATATTTTATTAATCTTCACTTAATTTAATTTTTTTTCTTCGTTTAGATTTGGTGTTAGTACGACCAGGTTTTTTAGGGTATATTATTGTCATATCTATGTCTTCAGTAGTAAATTCTAAGAACTTGCGGGAAGGTATTCTCTTCTGTATACGATTATAATTTACTGATTTCTTTACAAGTATTCTGTATAGGGGCCAGAATCTCTGTCCTTCTTTGCAAGTCTTGGGTTCTTCTATATCATGGTGTTTTATATGGTCATATAATTTCCAGGCTTCATCTTCTGTTGGAAATATGAATAAACCTATCTTAGATAACTCAGCAATGTTCTCTTCTGTATTCTGTATTTTTAATACCCTTTTGTCAGGCATAATGAATTTAGAGAAGATCGGTGTATATAAAGAATTATGGTTATTTGATTTTGTTATGAACTTATAAGTCTTAATTACCCATTCAACTGTATAGGTGTTTAGATTAAGGAGGTTTTTAATATTGTTTTTTTGGATGTTTTTATTTCTTCTCTTAAAGGCTGAAGGTTCCTGAATATCTAAAGGTAATATCCGATAATTGTTCCACCTATCAAAGTCAAGTATCAGATTCCCTAAGTTCTTTTCTACTACTTCCTTATGGTTCACTAGCCTCTCTATTTCCTTGGATATAGCTACGTTCCTGAATGAAGGTATAGAGAACATATTATCATTGATCTTGTCTATAGCTTTTTTAGGTTTGATTCTTTTACCTATAGTATAATCAAAATATTTTCTTATGTTTTTATCCATCTTAACATAAGGCGGTATTAGGCATTCATAAAATTCAAAGTGTTCTGTAAATATCTTTAAGAACTTCTTACCTCTCGATTCAATCTCTAAAAATTTGTAATGAGATTTGCTCATTATCTCTCCGGCTTCCCATGTGGATTTTCCATGCCCATACTTAAGGGTTACTGCTAATTGCTCATCCTCCGATAATAGAGCCCAAGCTTTGTCGTTTATATCACTCATAAAACATTAAGTTATCTATATTACTACCTCTACTTTTTAGCTCATCAAAGCTTGACTCTTTCATCTCAGTGTTCATGTATTGATTATTGTATATAGTGAAGAATATGTTTTCATAAGAAACCATAACCTTAGATATATTTTCAGCTATTAGAAGCCTAACTTGAACTTTCTTTCTTGAATGGTATACTTTTACAACCTCAGCCTCCAAATCATCAAATGGATAACCCTTTAATATAACTACCTTACCAGGGTATAGGTTATCTACATCATCCTTAGTAAATATGGATTTATAACCCTGCATCCTCTTAACTGTAACTAATTCCTCTTGTGTTACTAGGGCTAACCCTTTGGGGTTGTATAAGTAATTCTTCCTACCTCTTTTAAACTCATCCTCGTTTATTCTTGCTTTGTCATATACCCAGGCATATATACAACCTATATCCTTTCTCATCTTATCTAGGAAATGAGAATTAGCAATAAAGTACTTGGGTACCCTAAAAAATCCATAGTTAAATAAGAAGGGTACATCATCAAAGTAATCAACATTTTTGTGTCTTTTCTTTAAAACTCTAACCATTGGAATAAAACTCTTTATACCCATATACTTTCTATGACTTCTTAAATCTTTGTTTAAGGTATTCAGATTTTTAGAGGATATATAACATATTACCCAAACACATACTACTGATTCTTTGCCCATCTCTTTCTTAGTTTCTTTTGTAAAATCTTTTCAACTTTTCTCCAATCCCATGCCAGAACTTCATCTGTGTTAGTTATTAGGATAGAGCCTTTGTCAGGAATCTTTACTAACATCTTTCTCTTATTTGCAGATATTCCGTTCTCTTTAAGTAAACGGTAATCTTTTAAATCAAAGGCTACAAAGAAGAAGTTAGCAGGTAATCCATTATATCTCATTAATAGGATAGGAAACTTCTCAGCTCTTTGGGCATCATCAGTACATTGAACCCAATAATCAAAAACTATGGATTCTACCTCATAAATCATTTGAGCAAAATTGATAGCTTCATAGCTTTTAACTTCTACTGCGAAAGGGAATATATAGTTTTTCTCTACACATATAATATCTCCCACAGTGTAGTCCATTATATGTCCCCTTAGACCTCCCGAAGCGGGTGATCTTTTAAAATCCATTCCAGTCCATTCATGGAAGAACTCTATGGCTTTTTTCTCTCCTCTTTGTCCTTTACTTCTGCTGTTTATCCTACCCATAAATGTATTTTAGATGAATAGTATGTCAGACAATACTTGATGTACCGCTGCTATTGTTCATTTCGATCTTTTGAACAATCCTTTGAGAAATAAATTCTTTTCGGTGTGTAATTAGATGAATTGCGAGTTTAGTGGATTTGTTATAAAGTATCTCTGATATGATAGGTATGTTGTTTTCATCTAATGATTCAAATATCTCATCTAAACCTAGTATGTTAATCGGATTAATCATGGTATATGATTCATTTATAGAGAATGCTAATACTACATCCACTAATTGTTGCTCTCCACCGGATAAATCCCTATAATCCACTATCCCTTTTTCTTTGTATATATCAGCATTAAAGGATTTAGTAGCAGAATCCAAGTCTATATTAAATCTGATTTCAAAACCTAGGTATTTTTTATAGTATCGCAGTATATTATTAATGGTCTTTATCATATTTTTAAAGATAAAAGCCTTAAGTCCTTTATTAGATAGAGCGTCAGAAACTATCCATTTATGAACGTCAACCTTTTTCTCTATAGCCTTAGTCTTAGTGGATAATTCTTTTAATTTAGAACGACTACCCTTTAATTTTTTTGAGCATCCTTTTATAGCTGAGCTTATATTGGAATCCAATTCTTTTTTCTGCTCCAATTTGTAATCCTTTTTAAGTGTCTTAATATCAACCTTAATACTAGAGGCAGACTCAGGTCTATCCATAGAATTTATATCTCTTTTAGCGCTCTCTAGTGAATTTGATAGCTCCTTATTATGATTCTTTATGTCAGCATACTTTCTCTTCTCCTGATCTAAGGAATATAGCTCCTTCTTTAACTTAGAAACTATCTCAAGTTGAGCTTTCATTTTCTCATTAAGTTCTGCAATCTTTTCTTTTTGTCTTTTCTTTTGGTTCTTTAATTTTTCCTTATCCAATACTGAACCACATTCATTGCATCTTTTAGAGTTCTGTAATTTTAAGGACTCTTGTTTTTTCAAATCTTGTTTGATATAATCTAATGTTCCTTGTTCAGGTCCTATGTGTAGAGAAATACGAAATTCCATGTCACTATAGTCCTGCAGTAATTGTAATTTAGGTTTTAGTTGAGTAAGTTTTATATTTAATTTTCTTATTTCATCTTCCAGGTTATAATACCTCTCGCTTCCCTGTTCTATTGATATAAGAAAAAGTTCTTTTTGTTTTATTCTACTCTTGATTTTATTAAGGTTTTCAATTTTATTGCTATGGAATGAGGTAACTACATCTTTCAAGTTTTTCTTTTCTCGTTTAAGATTAAGTAATATATCTTTTAAATGAGAAATACTACTGTTATGCTCCCTTAGATCATCCTCATATAATTTTAGATTGATCTTTGCTTCTTCTCTACCCTTATTAATAAATTCTGTAGAGAATGCCTCATCAAATATTTTTTTCTGTTCATCTCCTTTCTCCGATAACAACCTAGTCATCTTCTGACCAAAGAGAACTGAGTTCCTAAACAATTTGAAACTCATACCTAAGGATTTAATTATCTCAGCTTGAACATCTTTTACATCTCTTAAATGATCTTGGTATTTTCCATCTATGTATAAGAATAATTTAGAAGCCCCTTTTATCCCTTCAATCTTCTTAGTATAATTCTTACACCTGATAACCTCATAGGTCTTATCATTTATATTATATATAACATTGACTTTAGTTCCCTTATAAGTCTTGGGTCTTTTATGTTCCCATGTATTTACAGTGGTTGAATTTTTTAAGGTCTGTGCAAATAATGCCCATGACAAGGCAGATAATATAGTAGTCTTACCCCCACCATTATTACCTGATATTATATTAAGTCCTATCTTATCCAATTGATAAGTAAGTTCTCCAGTAATAGAACCGAAGCCTTCTATGTATACCGATCTAAAGTTAATCATAATTTGAGATATTTTTGCAGGGTTTTTAATTTATATTTTGATTTAATATTCTTAGCTTTAAGATATTCTTTAGCTAGAGTTTTTGGAAGAGCATTAGGTTTAAAGTTATTTGATATCTCTTCTCCTTCTTCTTCTTCTTGAGCCTCTTCTACTAGGATATAAAAATCGTAATCATTCTTGGCTTCAGCTTCATCCTTTATATAAACAAACTCAGGTATATTTAAAGGAACAAATTTAGTAGATAGGTCATTATATATAAGATAATAACCCATAGTGCATCCAGTATCTGAACTCCTTTGATGATGAGTAGCCCCCATATTTATAACATTGGAAGATAACTCCTGTGGTTTATGTATGTGTCCCGATAATACAAGATCAAATTGTTTTAATTCTTTGTAGATATTCTTAGGTAGGTCTGAATCAAGTTTAAATCCTGAGGGTTCACTAGCCCCAGGTAAATGAGTATGGATTAATAGGATTTTCTTTTCTCTATGTTGCTCCATGTTTTTAGAGATCACCCTTAAAGATTTTAAAAAATCATCAGGTGAACTATAATAAGGGACTCCCGCAACTATATACCCATTCTCTCTTAAGTATGCATTATCTAAGCAGGTAAAGTTACTGTAGATAGTAGCCATCATATCTATATAACTCGGGCTCTTATTGGATAGAGTATTTTTTTCTGATTGGTCATGGTTACCTGATATGGCTAGAATTTTTATACCCTTCTTCTTAAAACGATTAAACCATTTAAAGGATTCATTTAATACAAGATTGGATAAGCCATTATTGTTATCATATAAATCACCCCCAAATAATACAGGGCATTTATGAATCTTAGCAGCACTGTATATCTTTTGTAGAATATTGCCATTGTGTTCCAGCCTTGAATGCTTAATAGAAAATTGTTTCCAGTCCTCAATTTGTATATCTGAAAATGCTATGTAAATTACTTTTCTCTTCATATCTTTCTTTAATCAATGGTACACTAAAAAATATAGACAAATAAAAAAAGCTCATCTCTGAGCCTTCTTGATTATCTTTGCTAAATCAGGTTGACTATAATCTCTATTCTTAATAGTCTTTCCTGTTGCTTTGTTATAAAGAATAAAGTAATCGTCTACTGGGTAATACCCCGCATCCAAATTCCTAGTCTTATAAACTTCTACCTGTAACTTAGCTTCGTCCTCATTCTTACAGAACTTAGTCATGTTTGATCTCTGTACTTCTTTGAATAGCTTAGGTACTATCTTACCCAAACCAAATTCTAAGAAGGAACCTATAGTTACATAGAGGATATCAGTCAAGGCATCTGCTACCTCAATCAAATCCTTTTGATGTATAGCTTCTTCTAACTCCTCGAGTTCTTCCCGTATTAATAATACTCTTAGATCAGTCCTCTTTTTCTCAGGAAATGCAGGCTTATCTAGTATACCATTCCTTGTGAACTGGTGGAATGTAGCTACTGCCTTGACTGGATTGAATTTCTTATACGTTTTTTTCATACTTAAATTTATTTATAAAACTTTTACCCATTAAATTAATCATATTATACTTTGCACATATTCTTCTGAAAGCCAGCTCATCTATCTTAGGTCTTTCCTCATTGAATAACCATTTAATTCTCTTAGATTTATTCCCTTTTATAAATTCCTTATGGAAGTGAACTAAATCAATCAGTATGAGATTCTTTCTAACTAGTTCTAGTAATATATCTCTCTTAATAAGAGTATGATTATCATTTGATTTTAAGAAGGCGGCTAGGGAATTATATTTAGACAATAAATCCAAGGCTCTTTTATGACCTATACCTGAGTAACCGGGTATTGAATCAGATTTGTCGCCAACTAATGAAAGATAATCCACGGTTTGCTTCGGAGTATACCCAAAGACTGATACCATATTGTCTTTATCTATCAAAAGTTTTTTGGAATCATTAAATATGTCAACCCTAGCCAAACCTTTCTTAGGATTATAATTTCTAACCAATTGATTGAAATCTTTATCGGCACTTATAATAGTTATTCTCTTATACTTTCTAATGTTCTTTCTAACCAGACTGTATATGAGATCATCAGCCTCCATGGTTTCATTCATGGCTTGAGATACACCCAATTTATTAAGCATACTCTGAACTACTTTCTTTTGATCTAACCAGTTCTCATAATCTACTAGGTCTTTAGATTCTCTTTCGCCTTTATAATTGGGTAATACTTTCTCTCTTTCCTTATCCCTTGAGCCATCCCATACTGCAATCATATTAGTCGGGCTCAATTTAGTTATCAATGATTTAATTATTGAAGGTAAACCATATATAATTGATACCGATTCCCCTTCATAAGAAAGTCTTGAGTAAGCATAGAAAGATGCCCATGCTCGATTGTTTGAATCTATAAGAACTAATCTACCCATCAGTTTCTGTTTTTAATTGTACTGGATAGATGTTCTTGTTTAGAGAAGCCATCTTCTTTCTTGTCTTAGATATAGTATTGATACCTGACTTAGATATTAATAGTTTCCTTAGCTCACTATCCTCGTGGAGGTTCTTGTAGAAGTTATCTTCTCCATTAGCTATGGGTTCCCCATTCAATTTGAAGTATGAACCTTTCTTAGTTATAACCCCTTTCTGAATTAGAATCTCCGCAAGGCCATGGTATCTTGAATATCCTACATAACCTGTAGCTTCAGTAGTGAAATATACTTGGGTCTTAATGTTATCCTTAGGTGGTGCAACTTTATTCTTAGCAATTTGTAAGTAGATATTCTTTCCTACCTTATGCCCCTTCACTTTGTCCTCCTTAAATTCTCCTTTAACCATTCGACCTTTGATTTGCTTACCCCCATTCAGGCCCAGTCTTTGAGAAGCATAGAATTTAGTAGAAGCCCCACCAGGAGTAGTAGTCGCTAATTCAAACATGGATGCTCCTACCTTATCCCTTACTTGATTAATCATTATCACTGCTACCCCATACTTAGAATAAAAATGATTTCTTAACCTGTACATCTTATAGATAGCCTTGGCTCTATTTCCCATCTCTGCTTTAGCATCCGCCTGGCTTGAATCTATATTAGCTAAGCATTCTAAAGCAGCAATTGAATCGCATACTAATAATATGGGTTCATTGTTAACTAGCTTTGATCTATAATATATAATCATATCTCTATGCCAATCTGAATAACCCTCTACATCATTAGCATCATATATTTCTACTAGGTCAGGGTTTACTCCATTCTCTGCAGCCCAGTATGGAGTGAATGCTCTTTCAGCATCACCCCATAGAACTACTCCACCCAATTTCTGTGTTACTTGAGCAAAGTCAAGAGCAAGAATTGATTTACCTGTAGACTCATAGCCGAATATCTCTAGGAGTTTCCCGTAAGGAATACCACCCCCCAACATCCAGTTGAGAGGTAGGCATTTAGAAGGAACCCATAGACTATCATCGGAAGGTAATAAAGTATCACCCCTTAATGAGTTAGTATGCTTCTTCCTTAGAGCTGACTCAGATAATAACTTTATCGAAGCTTTTTTAATCATAAATCAGAAGTTTTTTTGGAGGTTTTCTTTTTCTTACCCTTCACTACAAGTTTCTCCTTGGTAGAAGTTTTACCTTTAAGAGAAGTTTTCTTTTTCTTTTTCTTAGGTCTTTCATCCTCATCATCATCTGCACCCATACCTAAGAAACTTGAGATATACTCTTCAGTCTTTTCGTAATCGGGAATCTCAGTTCTTACAATATCCTCCACATTATAAATCTGCTTAGAATATTTCTTGTCAAGTTTTGTAGGCTTGCAATCCATTGTGGAATATTCAGTATCATATTTACCTGAACCACTTCTACTGAATTTAATATCATAGCCCTCATTCTTATCAGTGAAGTCTCCTTTCTCGGGGTCCAAATAATAATCAATAAGGTCCTGGTATTGACCTGCAGTTAATAGAGGCATCTTAACTCCTGACTCCTCAATCTCTTTACCCTTAATGTCTTTATACTTAATCACTGCAACTACATATCTACTTTTAGGTTTGAAAGTAGCAGCTAATGACTTATCGTCCTCATCACCAGAGTTTAATCTTTCATAAGCTTCCATGATTGCGCAGGGTTCTCCAAAGGATGCCGGTGATATAACTCCTTTGATGTCTGAACCTAAATAGAAATGAACAACCTCCATTCCAAACTCTTGATCTTCGGGGTGTGGTAATATCCTTAGTCGGGTAGTCTCATCGGCTTTGAAGTAAATCATATTACCCCCTTGTGATCTCTCTTTGATCTTCTTCTTACGAGCTTCCAATTTTTTAATTAACTTTGCACTAGTCATGTTTATCTGATTTTAAATTGTTTACGATTTGTTTTCTCTTCTTGTATTAGCTGAGAGTGTTTGCAGTAGGTCTTTCCTTTCTTCAAATACTCTCAATGAAAACTCAATTATTTGTTTTAGTTCCTCAGCTCTAGTAACCTCGGATTGCTTGGCTACATAGAACTTATCATTGTATACTCCTAACTCAGCTTCCTTAACTGAGTTACTTGACTCCCTAAGTTTAGTTAATCTTTTAGCAAAGGTGGATTTCAATTCCTTATGAAGTTCTTTTACTACAACAGTTAATTTAACATTAAGCATACAAAGGAAAGCATAACTCCTAGCATGGTTTCTTATTTCATTATCTCTGTTGGAGTCCTTGATTCTTAGCTCCCTATCCAGGTTGAATTTAAAGCTCTCCCCATTGTATTCAATCTCTACGTTCATGATGTTGGATTCAGCCGAATATTTAGATAATTTACTCATAATTTATTATTTGAATTAAATAGTATCAGTAGTTTTATCTCTCTTTCCTAGGGCAGTTAATAAGTAATCCTTTCTTTTCTGTAAATCTTGCATAGTAATTACAATGAGTTTCGTTTTACAACGATTATCTCTATCCATCGTTTTCTGAAAAGCTTTGAAGGAAGAGTCAAAGAAAGAATCAACCATTTTTTGTACATATATGTTGGCAACTCGAGAACCATTATCCTCAATAACATTTAATAAGGATGGTACATATATAAGGTAATCTAAATGAGATGTACTTATATAGCATTCCTCTAAGAATCTCCCACATGCAGCCTCTGATTGATAGATACCTGACTGCATCATAAAGTATACCCAATTATCTATCGGACTACGATCTGTAACAAACTCGGGGTTATTTCTTATTAACTGTGATCTTCTTCTCCTAACAATACGTTGAATCTCAAAACCTAACATGGGGTTTTTGTGAGATTCCTGAATAACATTAGAATGTCCAGCGTTTCCTTCAAAACCAAATTTTGCTTTAAGGTATTCTTTGTCCTCTAAATTTTTAAGGTCTCCCGATGAACCCGAAATATAGGGTAACTCCATCTCCTTAGCTAACCATGTTGCTAAGGTTGTCTTTCCTGAACCTGATGTTCCTGCGAATGCAATTTTCATTTTGTTTTTGTTTAATTGTTTAACCATTTATTATAATCTTCATTAGGGTTATAACCTTTTAGTTCCCCCCAATTCATTCCAATCTCTGCTGATACTTTCATCCTTACTTTCTTCATTTTAAACCCAAAATATTTCTTAGTCTCAGGGTATTCACATATAGCTGAGATCAAAGGTACTGATTGATGTATATATTTAGGCATGATATAGAATCCTAATGAATCATGTACAGTATAAAGTTGATTCTTAAAGTCAGGGTCATCACTAAGGATAATCTTATTATTAATTATCCCATCTCTAACTACTACCGAAGCAGTCTGTGTCATATCAGATGAAGCTCCTTGTATAGGTGCATTAATGCAATCTCTAATTGCTTTGTTCTGAGTTCCCCTTTGTGAATCCCATATACCTGGTAGCCTTCTCTTTCTTCCAAAGATATTTTTAACCCAACCATTAGCTCTTAGAAAATTCTCCTGTTTCTTAAACCATTTTTTAACACCGGGGTATAAGTCTAACCATTCTTGTCTAAATTGAGCAGCTTCATCTTCAGTAACTAAATCTCCAGGTTCTGATAAGGAACCGGCAAGCATCTTAGGAGTTTGTCCATAGATAATTCCAAAGTTAATAGTTTTTGCTCTCTTCTTTCTTTTAACCCAATATATATGGTCGGGGTGGTTCTCATCCTTGAGTATAGTTTTATTTATAAATTCATATTCATCTAATACTCCATCAGCTTTGCAAGCAGTCGCTACATGTATATTATATCCTTTCTCAAAGAGTTCTATCATTGCTTTATCATTAGAGATTTCAGCAACTACCCTTAACTCTGCTTGCCCATAATCGACTTCCAATATTAAATGCCCGGGTGGAGGTATAAACATCTTCTTGATAATAGAACTGGTTGTACCCCTTGGAATATTTTGTAGGTTTGGATTTCTCGAAGAAAGGCGCCCGGTGGTTGTCCCATGTATAAGATAAGAAGTATGCAGTCTATTCTTATCAGTTAGTTTTCCTAGAGGTGATACTATATAGGTAGAGTATAGTTTATTTAATTCCCTAAGCTTTAAGAGGTGAGTTATAAAACCAGATTTATCTATCTGCTCTAACTCTAGCAGGACTTCTTCATTAGTGGAGGGTCTATTAGTAGGTTGTTTTCTATCGTCTAATGTATATTTAACTACCTTGAACTTAAATCCTTTAGGTGAATGAAATAATAAATCTACCATTTGATTAGGAGAATTAAAGTTTACAGTATCATCTATCTGTTCTTTCTTAGTAACCAATTGGCCAGCAATATATCTACTTATCTTATCCTCTCTATTAGATATAGCTCGGTTAACATCTTTATATTCCAGTTCACCCGATCTTATCTTTCTAATTTCTAGCTGAGTAAACTCTATTAACTTTTCTATATGCTCAGTCTTTCTTGCACGATTAAATTTTCTTATTTTCTTATTATCATTTAAGGCTTCCTCTGTGGAGTCTATCAA